ACGCCAACCTCAGGCCCAGCGAGCGCGTGCACGTGCACCCCGCCGCCCTAGACAAGTCCCGAAGGGCTCGTCAGTGGGATTGGCTCACGCCGTATGCGCCATCACAAACCCCTTTTGCGATGAGTCAAGGAACAGCAAGTGGCCCGATGAGTCTGCTGGTGCAACCCTCGCCCAGCCTGTGCGTCAGCGTATCAATCTCACTACAGATGCTGCCGGTCGTGCTGCTGTTGCTTTCACTAGTAACTATGCCGCTGGTATCGTCCCTGGGAGTTTGTCTGCTGCTAGCCTTTTTCAACTCATCCCTGGCGCCCCGGGTCCTCCCCAGCTGTTTTTCGTGGATACGTATCAGCCCAACAACACCGCTTTTGACCAAGCGCGCCTCGTTTCTGGAGGTGTCCGTGTCATGCCAATAACCTCAGCGATGAACTCGCAGGGTATTATCAACATGATTGAGACTCCACCTATTGAGGATCTGACGGATTTAGATGGCTTGCCAACTCTGGTTAAGTCCTATCCCAGCTACGAGAGCCTTCCGCTCCGAGCTACCGATGCTCTTTATGGCCAGATGCGCCCTTCAGGTCCTGAAGCAAGGATGTTCCATGATGCCACATTCGCAACCCAAATTGCAGGTGATGACACAGCGATTGATTCGCGTGATTGGAGTTGCATTATCGTGACGGTGGAGGGCGGACAGCCTTCTACCACCGTAGCCGTTATTGATGTTTTCATGAATTTCGAGCTAATGGTCACCGCTGATGCAAACTCGGTTTTCGGCATTCTTGCCGGCCGAGCCCCACCCGCGAATCCGTTCCTTACACGAACCTCTACTTCGATTCTACGCGAGCACGCGATTTACCGCGGCACCGATGAGTCGATTGACCAGTCTTTCCTATCAAAGGCTGGTGGCTACTTAGGTTCGGCCGCTGGTTTCGTCCGTGACAATCCTAGTGTGTTAATGAATTTGGTCGCCGCAGGTGCGAATGCCTACTCTGGCAATCTCCCTGCTGCCGGTGGCCATCTCATGATGCTCGGGAACACTGCACGGATGGTAGACTAGCCTTTCACATCTCTCAACGACACGACGCGCGAAGTTTGGAAAGTTTGTTGTGGACCAGCTGGAAGAGGTCCCCGTGAAACCAGCACCCCCCGGGCACTCAGAACATAGGGGGGACAGTGAAG